CATATCTGTTATTTACCTTTTTAACTTGCTGATTGCAACCCATAACCTTGAGCAACATAATCAAATGTTCTTGAAATACCACTACTTGATGAATTTGTAAATGCTATTGAAAAACCAGTTTTTGACTTAGCAGATATTGTATAAAAATCTCCACTAGCCATATTTTCTGCTGATATACCTATTGCTGGTGTAGCAAAAAATGGTTTTCCAAAAGTAATAACTTTTGTACTTGTTCCAGAAACAACATCATTTTCTGATTCAATTCTTTTTTCCATATTAACTGTAACTGATATTCCAGATACAAATGCTCTAGTTTTATTATTAGCATTAGCCAATCGTAATCTAAATTTAAAATACCGACCTTTATATGTTGTTGTCGTATTCATATTAAAAAATTCTGTAGCCGCACCAAGACTTGAATTTGATGTAGCAACTTGTAGATTAATAGTTGCGTTTGTTGGGTCATTACCATCAAAAGGTGCTGGAGCATCATCAAATAAACTTGCTCCTCTTCCATCATCAAATAAGTCGTAGGGATCTTCAATTTGATCTACTGTAATGTTTTTAGTAAATGATACATCATAAATAGCATCTAAAGTTAAAGATTGATTGAGCGTGTAAAAACCTTCGTTATCTATATTAGCAGTATTATTATTAGGATTAGATGTAGAATCAGTTCCACCTAAATCAAAGTTTCCAGTAGCACTATCAAAGTTTCCTACAGTATCGTCAAAATCAGTTATTGTATCAAGTATAATAGAATTAGTTCCAGAACTATCCGACAAAGCAACATCTTCATCAATCGTTCCTAGAGTTAAATCTTCTATTAAAGTTGATATATTATTAAAGGCTTGGAGAGATGATATGTTTGAAAAAATAATTGTTTCGTTGTTTGATTCATTTCCGAGTTTATCTACCGCTTTAATTAAGAAAGCACCTGTTCTTGCGTTTGTTGTTATTGTTGTTCCAGATGTTCTTGGTACTTGTAACCAGTTTACTGATTTATTCCATTGACTTCCACTTTGAACATTTTGATATCGTATCTCATAATAAGATATATCAAGATCACCAACTGAGTCCCAGTTTAATTGCATTTGATTTGAACCTTGCATATTAACAGAAAAGTTTTTTACATCTTCTGGTGGCTCGGTAGCACCAACAATTTTTCTACTTGCACTTGTATAGGTTGAGCTAACACCAAGACTATTAATAGATTTTACTCTTACATTATAAGTTGAAGCATCAATAACATTAAGCATTTCATAATTTAACTGTGTACCTTTTCCAATAATTTTAAAATCTGATTCTGTACTTAATTTTGCTTCTACTTGATAATACTGAACAAACTTATCTGTACTTGTGCCAACTAAAATATTTAATCTCGTTATAGCTGTTCCTTCATTATAAATAATTAATTCATCTGATAATGTTACACTCGCTGGTGCAGAAACAGAAAAAGGATTTGGAAGAGTTGTATCTGGAATTGTTGCTACTTCTTGCTGTGTACCAAATGTATAATAACTATCTTGATGTTCTGTTAATTGTAAATCAGTAGTTAAATCTTCATTTAATGTTATACCAGCTACCCTAAATGGTTTTGCAGAAAAACTTGGAGTAGCGTGAGTAATGTTTACTATATCGCCTACGGATAAATCTAGGGCGGTTGCATCTGCTTTTAGTGATACGTCTAAACTTGATCTTGATCTACGCAAAATAATTTCTGCCATTTCTTGTGCTTGATATGGACTATTTAATGTAGGAAAATCAAAACGACCTTCTAATAAAATACCACCATCATCACTTAAAAGATTTGCGTGTTGATCTGCACTTGCTAAACCTGTTTCATCTACAGGTGGAAATTGTGCTTCATCTGATTGATAATTTTTATTTGGGTTAATAAATGAAACAATAACTCTATTAAATCGTGAGTTTTTATTTTTAGATAAAATATTTATTCCATTAATAATATTATCTTCCGTTAATGATACAGAAGCAGAGCCAGTTGTTTCTATAAGTATCTTATAAGCACCTCCAGTATAATTTAAAAAACCTCTGCAACCTTTTAAAAATTCCTTAACGTTATCAATAGCTTTTTTAGATGTATCTATAACAGCGTGACTATCCATTAAATCAATAGCACTAGCACCACTATAAGGTGTTATGTTAGTATCACAAACATCGCCAGCCGTTTGCCAATCAGCATAATTAGAATCAAAATAACTATTTGCTATTCCCATGCCAAATCTATCGTTACGCAAATAATCTAATAATTGATAAACTGCGTTATCTGAATATTCCCAAGTGCTTGAAGTATCTTCTCTATGAGAACCAGAACCACCAGTTTTTGTGCTATCTAAATTTGGATTGTAAACTTTCTTACCTTTAATTACTGAATGAACTGTTGGAATAGAGCCAAAAGCATCAGTATTCCATTGAAAGCGAATAGCCAAATAACTTAATCCTTGTAGTTTATGATTAGAACCCCAAGATGATAAAGTAGATAAAAGACTTGAAGCTGTTTGATTATCAGAACCAAAATGTGGCTCAACTGTGATTAAACTTTCACCATCTTTATAATAATTTGAATCACTAGCGTTTACTGTAACTTGTGTATTGTCTGCTAAATCTCCAGACCATGTTAATAGATTATCATTTATATATATTTCATTTATATCAGTTATTTCACCTTCACTTAAAACAATAGCCATATACAAATAAGTATTATCTGTTCCAGATGTTTCTAAGAAAACAACATTACCCCCAACTTTTCTCGTTCCATAAACTACAGGAATATGTGCATTTGAACTTGTTTTATTAACTAAAACACCTTTTGCATTTTGTTCTGGTAAATTGTCTCCGTAGTCTGGTATCTCTGGCATTGGAATAAGCCAAGAGATTGCTTTTTCTACAATCTTAACAATAGGATCAAAAATTTTTAATATACTATCAAAAAATCCCATTACTGTTTACCCCATCTAATATCTTGAACTGTTAATGCAGAAAATTCCATACCTTGATCTGTAGAAAAAAAACGTTGTTGTGAATTATTAGAAGTTTGTCTACCACTTATTTTTTCAAATTGTCCCCAATGTGATGTTGTGCTTAATGATAAAGTTGCTAGTTCAGTTGTATCACTAATACTAAATTCATCTATTGTTCCATAATATAATAAAAATGGGTCAGCAATTAATGCGTTAGAGCTATTTAGTAATCCTTTCCAAATTTTTACTTCATCACCTATGATATTATTATTTAATGCAACAGCAATATAAGTTTGTTCAACACTAGATAAACTAATTTGAATTGTATTCTTTATCGGTTGATTTGCTTCACCGACATTTGATATTCCTAATAAATGACCACTAGCAGTATATGTTTGAGAACTTCCAGATACACTTGATGTTAAATCAAAACTTGCAGTAGTTAAATAAACTGGAGTTGGAAAACCAATATAAATTAAATTAACAGGTCTAACATTTCCTGTTGCCAATTCTGTTTTGACAGCACTTGTTAATCCTCTTGCCATTATAAACTCTCAATAACATCAAATTCAAAACTAAATAATAAATTCCCAGAACTATCAACTTGATTAGTTTGGAACTCTTGAAGATCACTATTTAAATGAACTGTGAAGGGTACACTGTCATAAGTTACAGCTTCATTATTTGCTAGTGCATTAGTTAGTGGTGGTTCTATTGTTAGCGTTGACGCATTAGAACTTGGCGTAACATCAGTAACAATCATATAAACTTTTGAATGACCAGCAAACTTTATAAGATCGCCAGCTTTAAAACTACCAGCAGTATCTCCAGCATGACCATCAACAGTTATCGTTGTATCGCCAGCACTATGAACTCCATTAACTAAAACTGTTCCTGTTTCACTGCCTTGTGCGTTTAAATAGCTGGGAAAAGTTATAGTGAAATCTTCTTTCTGTGAGCGTTGTTTTATAATGAAGGCTTGTATCGGTGTAAAGTCTGAACGTGTTTTAAGAGGATAAGAAACTGTAAATGTCCAACGTTGTCCATCAACTTGTCTACGAAATGTTTTACCACTATCTGTTGTTGACATAAGAGTTTTCTGTTCACTCTTAAAATTAAGAGCATTAAAATCATTACTTGGTAAAGCACCACTCATACTATTGCCTGTCTACCTTTTTCATTAACAGCACTATTAATCATATTTACAATTAAACCTCTACTATTAACTAGTAATTCATTAAACCCTCTAGCATCAACTGTATTAATATTAAAGTTTACATTTACAGGTTGATTACTTCCCATTTTATTATTAGGAATTATTTTTCCAGAACCACTAGGCACAAACATTTCTGGACCTGTTTCTCCAACCATATAAGGTTGATTTTTGTTTACTGAACCACCGCCTTGCCTTCCTTGATATTGTTGTCTTGCTATTGTTGCAATTTGAACAGCACCTAACCCACCAATTATTGCGGCTAATGGGATTCCTATTGGACCCAACTTTAAAGCATTTGTTATACCTTGTGCAGTAGCCATAATTGCATCTTTAACTGCTAATGCTTTATTTATCATAAACATTTCACGATTATTTTTTGCTAATTCTGCAATTAATTCTCTACCTTTTTCCATAGTTAATTTTTTTGTATTTTCTTTTAACTCAACCATTTTAGATTCATTTGCTAAAGCATCATCAAACATTTTGTGTTGATTATTTTTTGCTTGTTCTCTTTCTTCTCTAAATGTTTGTAATGATAATCTTCTTCTTTGCATTGCAAATTCTGCGTAAACTTGCATAGTTTTTTTAAGTTGTTCTTCTTCTTTTCTTAATTCTTCAACAATCTTATCAACAGTAAATAATCCAGCTTGTTCAGCAGTTAATTGGTTTTTAACTCGCATATGGTCGTTAATTGTAGATAATGTTTCTTTTTGTAAATTTAAAAATTTAGTATGTTCTTTTACTGACTCTTTATCTTTATTAGACATTCCAAATTGTCTATCTTCAAGTCTTGCCTGTTCAATATTCATGGCAACTAACCCATCTGTATATTCTTTTAATGTTTTAGTTCCTTCTTTAAGAATAGTATGAAAATTACCATGTAATGATTGACCTAATGAAGCTGTATCATTGGTTGTTTCGTTGATAACTTCTTTTAACGCTTCTAATTCTTCATTTAAAATTTCAAGAGTAACCTTTAAAGCTGTTATTGGAGTTTGGTTTTTGTCCATAACTTCGCCAAGACGTTCCATATCTGCAATTTTCTTACCTAAGTCCTCAATTTCTTTTTTATAATCTGCAATAGTTGCTGTGTTATCTAAGACTATTGAATTTTGCTCATTTACTTCATTTTTAAATTGTTTGAACTTATGAATGAGAAAACCCATACCTGTAACAAAAGTTGCTATTGACGCAAATATAATATTTTTTTTCGTAGCCGCATTAAAAGCCTTCATTGAAACTGTCATTCCACTAATAGCAACTTGTATTCCAAATAAAACTTTTGCTACCTTTAACGCTATTAAACCTTCTAATACTAAAACAAATGAACTAAAATTATCTTTTACAAAGACAACAGCATCAGCCAAAACTTTTACTGCTTCAGCCATACCCTTACCAATTTTAATTGCGACATCATCTAATGTTTTAGCGTTATCTTGTAAAAATTTGTCTAAATCTCCAAATTCTTTTTTAAGTTGAGCAAAGAAACCAGCGTCTAATAATGTTTTCTTAAAATTAAATACCTTATCTCCAATCATAGATAAAGTTCCTTCAAGTGTTTGTGCTAATTCATCTGTTGCACCGCCAAATCTTCCACCTTTACCAAACACTCTTTCAAATGCTTCTGCTGTTTCTTCTGCTGTAACTGTAGCACCAGCTTTAAATCCTAATAAATCTCTAACACCTTTTTCTCTAAATAAATCAGCACTAGCTATTCCAGCAGATAATGACCTTTGTATTTGTTCAGAAGCAGTTCTAAAATCTAGTCCTGTAACAGCCGCTACATTACCTGTTATTTCTAAAATATCTGATAATTCGTCTGCGTCTTTAGATACAACAGATAATACACCAGCCCCTTGCTGTATTTGCTCTAAACTAAATGGTACTTTTGCGGCAAATTTTGCCATGTTATCAAATGCTTTTGCTCCTTCTTCTGCTGTACCAAATAAAAATTTAAGTCTAACTTGAAGTGATTCTATTTCTTTACCTGTATTAACAAGATTACGAATTACTAATCCAGCACCTAAACCAGCTAATGCGTTTCTAACATTAAATACAGCTTTTTTAACTCCATCTAAATTACCACGAACTTTATTTAAGGCTTGTTGAGATTTATCTCTAGCTATTATATCTATATTAACTTTTTTTGTAGCCATTAGCGATTCATTCGTTGTTGTTGTTCGGCTCTATCATGTTGTATTTCAAAATAAGCCAACCACATATTAAACTCTTGAACTGGCATTTGCAATACATCTCTAATAGACATATGCAATCGTTCAGCTAATGCTATGATAGAATATAGTTCTGGGTCTGAGTTTACTTTTTTTTAAGGTCTTGAATACTATCTTGTGCAAGTATCTCTGAAGCAACTCTAGAAATAACATCAGTATCAGCTTTCATTTTAAACTTAGGCTTGTGAGAGAGATCAAACATTTTCTCTCCGTCCTTTGTTTCTGATTTTTGAATTATAACATCTACTAATACGTTTAAGTCTGAGTCGTTAGCACCCTTAAATATTTTTGCTTTCTCATTCATTGTAAAAGGGCGAACATATATTGCTCTTTCGCCCTCTAATCCCCATTCTGGTACTTCTATAATTTTAACTTCTAAACTTTCAAAGTGGTCTCTGACACCTTGAAAAAAATCAACTTTTTCTGGCATTTAATCCTTATACTGTAGTGTGCGTTACTCCACCACTAAATTGAATATTAAGTGTTCTTGAAATTATTCCGTCCATTGTTACAGCCACATCAGCACCTGTCACAATTCCAGTACCAGTATAATAAGCGTCACCACTATCTGCACCTTCTGGATATAATTCAATAGTTGCACTTGAGCCAACATCTAATGCTTCTTGACCATTAGTATCTGTTTCGTCCCAATGTGCTTCAATAGTTGCTGTAGCGTCACCACGCAATGCAACATAAGATTTTTTTGAATCAGTTAAAGACGTATCCTCAACTGTATCGTTTGTTTCGTTAAGAGTAAAACCTGTTACTTCAGCAACTGTTGCTGAGCCAACTTTTACTACTCCACTTGTTCCAACATGAGTTGCCATAATCTACTCCTCGTTTGTTTCTTCAGTTTCAACATCAACTTCAACTTTTTTTGCAGTTGATCTAGAAACTTTTTTATCAATTTTAAAACCATTTGCAAGATATTTATCTAACTTGTCATCTGGTATTTCTATTTGGTCTTTTCCATCTGGAAAATATATTTTTATTCTTTTAGCCATTACGCAGTCCCCCTTACAAATTCATACAATACTCTTACAACAATTCTTATACCACCATAAGGAAAAAGTACACCCTCATCAGTATTTGCTTCTATTACTTGAGTATTTAAAGCATTACCATTTCTTGTAATGTCAGCATCTAATGTTTCTTCAATAACTTCTATGAGTTGATTGCGTAGGGTATCTATGTTTGCTGTTGTGCCTTTAACAAAGCCTACGATTAAGAAATCTATTGTTCCTTGTCGTTTTCCTGTACCTACATCTCCTAATGAAAGCATTTCTCTTGTTTCATCTCCTGTTTGCACATAAGCGGCTGGGAATTGAGCATTACTCAACTCTTCTGGTTCAAAAGGCTCTCTTTTAATTAGCTTTAGTTCAATAGGACTAGAAACAGCGTCTAGTTTTGTAATTATATCTCCAGCAATACTTTCTCGTTTACTCATAATCTAATAGCCTTATTAAATATCTCTCTTATCTTATCTTCATCTCTTCGTCCAATAGCAAAAAATGCTCTTTGTGGCATTTTACCTTGTCCTGTATCATGGAAGAAAGCCTTTTTATTTTCTTCTTGTCTGCGGAAGAATAGACTAGCTTTATTTCTTGTCGCTTTAAAAGTTAATGATCTAAACATTCTACCTGTATCAGTTAAATCTACGAATGATATTTGCCTTCCTCTTTTGGCTCTATCTTTTCTAGCTGATTTTGAATAAGGTCTAAATCTACCACCATCTGGCGTTTGACCTTTTTGTGTTTTATCAGTTATTTGTTGAATACCATAAGCTGACGCTTGAGATAAACCTTTT